TTCATAGTCCATCCGAGTCCCTGTGAAGCCATCATCGACGGCCTGTTTATAGGCTTTCTCGGTCTCGCTGAGCTTCGCATTCGGATTGCGCAGGTTCTCAATTTCAAGCTGGGCTTTCTGAGCCTGCAAGCCCTGCATCGGGTCATTCATGTTCTTCAGGTAGTCGCCAAGCGCGGTAGGATTTGACGCGAGCATGCGAGCTGTTTGTTCATCCATTCCTTTGCCCTGCAGAAACTGCACGGTCTGGTTCTGGTCGGCGCGGCCACTTTTGCCCTTTGCGGCCTGAACGGCGCCTAGCGAAAGGCTCTGCTGTGGTGTCGAGCCGGCAGCCCAGCCAAGGAACATGTCTTGAAGGAATTGCTTGCGATCGGGGCTCAGCAGTCCACCAAGGCCGGCCGGCGCGTTCTGCTGGGCTTGCTGCACTGGTTGCGCTGCAGATGCCGTCTGCATCGGGTCAACGCGCTGAACGTCTTCTTCGCGCATGCCCTGCCACGGATCGACACCAGCGACGACAGGCGACGGCTGTGCGTCAGGGCGGCTCATGAGCATGTTCTGCACGCCTGCGCCGTCTGTCGGCTGCAAGAGCCGGTTCAAGGCGCCCGGGCCGAAGAGGTCCATGATATTGAATGCCATGATCCTACCTCACTTCGCTACCATTGAGCCAATGCCGCCGAGCATGCTCAATGGATTGCTGCTGCCGCTCTGCGTCTGCGTATTCGTGCCGTAATTGCCGGCCGCACCGGATGCTGCCGACTGGAGAAGGCCAAGGCGTGTCCAATCCTTGTTATCCTTCGCCTGGAAGCGCTGAAGGGCTGCGTCAAGGTTCGCCTGCCTCGCTGCATCCTGAAGCTTGCCGGCGCCGATCTGGGCTTGATTGCCGGTCAATTGGTTCTGGAACAGGTTGGAGTTGGATTGGTCGATCATGTTGTTGGCCGTCAACATGTTCTGCGTGTCGCGATTGAACTGGTCGGACAGGGCAGACGATCGGATATTGCCAAGCCGGTTCGTCAGGACGCCCGTATTCGCGCCGGAGCCGAAGCGGCCGGAGCCTGAAAAGGCGCTCTGCACCTGATCGGAGGTCGAATCCAACTGACCTTGCAGAGCGGAGTTGAAATACGGGTTCCCGTCCTTGAGATATTGGCCCGATGCCATATCCCCGAGATTGGAAGCCGATGACGTTTGACCGGGAAGGCCAGCTACGGCGCTTTTTATGCCGCCAATGCCGCCCAACGTGGTCGAGCCCAGGCCGGCCGTGGTATCGCCGGTATAGACATTCCCGCCCTTGCCGGAATCGTAGATCTTCTGAGCTTCCGTTGCCGACTGCTCAAAGAGCGGTTGCGCCCATGCCGGGGGCTTGTTCTCAGTCTCGGTTTTCTGGCTGGTATCCATCAGATATCTTTCCGATATGTTATGCGGTCAACGGAATAGCCGAGTTTCGAAAGCGGGCGTTTCCAGCCCTGCCTGCCGATCGGGCAGACAGATTTCGCGCCCTGCTCTTTCGCCCATGTCTCAATGGTTTCAATATGCTCGCAGAGGTCCACGCCGTCTTCACCGGCAGCACCGACGACAAGAACGGCCTTGTAGCTGGTCACCTCGATCGCCTTGAACATGGTGAGCACAATGCCTTTGAAAGCCCCGTCATCGAGCATGAGCCAGAGCTGCACGGCGCCTGACATCATATCTTGCGTCATGCTCTCCATCGTGCCGTCTTCGGGGAATTTCTCCCTGAGTTTCCTCATCGCCGCGGTGATTTGCGGGCCATACGGCATGATTTGATCGAGCGACCAGTCTTGGGTCAGGATAAGCTCTTTCATCGAGAGCCTGCCTCGCTCGTGTCAACGTCGATGCCGCTTAGACGGGTCCAATTCTCGCCTTCCGGTATTCTGATCTGCATGCGATGAAAGCGGGCTCGAGAACGCTTTCTGACCTTGCCGGTATTGCCTGAGCGGGTTTGCTCAGCAAGCCATGTGACCGGCTCGAATTCACCGCGGCGCATCCGAAGGCCGATCGCCACCCACACATTGTCGCAATCAACAACCGGATAGCTCGACGTGGTGCGGGTGATCGTCCCATTCGTTGGCCCGACTTCCGGAGTGGTAACGGTCGCTTCCATGTTCTGGCCCGAGAACGAACCGAGGCGGAAACTCGTGTCGAATGCAGCCAGGAGAGGTGCCCCGCCCTGCCATTGCTTCGAATCCAGAGAGAATGGCAGCGCATCGAGAGAGGCGGAAATGTCGTCAAGCGCCTCCAGCGTATAGCCGTAGGTGATGAACGACGCGATACCGAGGGTATTGACCTCCAGCATCGTCCATTGGCCCAACTGCCAATCATAGACAATCATCCGGTCGAACGTGCCGGAGCCGGTATAATCGAGAGCCCAATAAACACGGGAATAGAAGGGATCGATCGCGCCCATGATTTCCGAGACAGACGAGGCCGCAAGGACGCTGAATATGGTCCTGTCAACCTTTTCAAAGCCAATCGGCGTCAAAGATGCATCGGCGTCGATCTGGAAGAAGCCGCCCGAGTCCGCGAAGAACGTCGCAGAGCCCCGCGTGGCGATCGATGTAGGCGAAAACGCCCCTCGCTTGTCGTGCACCTTCTGGAACGTGAAGATTTCCACCGAGCCGGGAACGAACGTAGCCCGGTAAATGGCGCTTTCCATGAAGATGATAGGGTTTGTCGTCTCGCTGGCGCCCTGGACCTTGCCGCCATCTGGAAAGTCCTGATAATCGCTGTTCTGGCTTCCCGGCGTCCAGAATTCGCAGTCATTGAGGCCAGACCATTGAACCCGGTTCGGCTGCGACTGGATACCGGACAAGGCGACGAAATCGCCCCAGATATGCACCCGTGCTGCGGTGGGAGGAGATCCGCCGAGATCCCGAAAGATGACATCCGTCGTCACGTCATAGACCTGCGGAGCGTCATTGGCATTGACCGCGATGATGAATGGGCCGAATGCCTTGATGGACCAGCGCGAAAGGCGGTTGGCGTTATACCCGTCCGTCACCTGCGAAACCTCGTCCCATACCAGCGTCGTGCCGTTCAGGATGTAGAGATTGCTCGCTGTTCCGGCGAAAAACCGAATGGTGCCATCCATCGTCTTGACGCCAAGCCAGCCAAGCGGTTCTTCCGGCAATGCTGCTGTGATGGCGGCAAACTGCTTGAACGGGATATAGGCGCCGGCCGAGCAAATGACGTTCGACAGATCGGACGTGAACGCCGAGTTAACATCCGCGACATCGGGGCGATACTCAGCCAGAGGTATCAGCATCAGAAGCACGTTCCAATGATGACGCCACGGCCATTTCGGCGCGACGTTTCAGCCTTCAGGGCGTCGTATTGGTCCTTGTAGTCGTTCAGGGCTTCTGCGGCTGCCAAGGCGTCCTTTAGTGTATCCTTGTTGAGAATGTACTTAGCCCGTGCCTTCACCATGTCGTAGGCTTCGGTGAACCAGGCGTTGGTTTCGTTGATATCGGTCAGGAGCGCGAGCTTGTACGGGCCGAGCTGCAGCCGGATCGTGTAGACCGTGGCATTCGGGACCGGATAAAGCCGGATGCGCTGCCCGAAATAGGTAAATGCGTATGGTTCGCCGCTCGACGCCGTATTGTCGGAGAGCGTTTCCAGTTCTTCCGGCATGGCACGGCGCAGGATAGACCGCTGCCCGCTGGTATCCTCGCTGTAGACCGCAACGATGCGTTTCAGCGTCGGAATGTTGCTGTTGTCGTCGGCGTCGTACCATTCCTGACCATCGACAGTCGGGAAGGTGATGTCTCGCGTCTCGTTGAAATAGAAGACATCGCGCTCGCAATAGCGGATGGAGGCCGAAATCGCGTCTTTGATCTGGCTGGTATACTCGTCAACCGTATCATCGATATCGTCTGCGATCGCACCCATCATCGTTGCAAACGTCGGTTCGCTGGTGTCGATTTCGGGAGCTTCGGCAGAAATAGGCCCGCCTGTGATGACGCTAACTGGCATCAATTACCCCCTTGCAATATTTGATGTGCAGATGAGAGCCCTTGCCGAGCTTCTTGCCGCATTTCGGACAGCCGTCTGAGATGACTGGAGCCGCTTTCTTCGGCGGCTCGAAGTCAATAAGTGTCCAAATCACGTCATCCATCAGCTTGCAGCGTTGATCGCTGTGATGATTTCGTTGACCTTGGCAGAGAGCGAGGCAACGGAATTGACGGTATCCATGTTGCGGAGCTTGAGCAGCGCAATACCGGCGCCGGCCGTGAAGACCGTTCCGCTTGCTGCTACTTCAAGCGAGATCGTGGAAGCAGCCGTGCCGACATTAGCCGCGGTGATCGCGGTTGCTGCGGTCTTCTTGCCGAGCGTGTCGGTATCGGCCAGGAGAAGCGTGAGAACGCCGCCCGTGACGTTGGTGGTGCCGATCTCAAGGTTCAACACCTGGCTTGCGCTCGCGCCCGTGCCGAGCGTCGTTGTGACGAACTCCAGCGAGAGAAGCTCGAAAGCATACCCTGGCGTGTAATTCGTGATCAGGTCGGCAGCAGCCGTGGTCATCGCCGCCAGTTGCAGCGGAATGGCAACGGTCGTGACGCCGACAGTCGCCGCGAGAGTATCGCTCGCCGTGCCGGTCGTGCTGTCCGTCAATTCGGTGATCGCCACTTCGGACGGGGTGAAGGGAATGCCATTGACGTACAGTTCCTTGGCAAGAACCCGCATGTTCTGATTTTCGGAATTGATCCCGGTGATAGCCATTGCGGCCTCCTGTTGCTGGGAAAGAAAAAGGGGCGAATATTAGCCCGCCCCTAACTACTTGTTTTTACTGCGCAATCACTGATCGTTATCGACTACGAAGGTGATGATCACATCGGCAACACCCGCCGAAGCGTTGTTGTTCTGCCCGTTGTAGATGCAAGTCACGGTCGTGTCGGCAGTCTGCTGGATATTGGTCGTAGCTGCGAGTTCATCGAGGGCGATGAAGCCGACAGCGGACAGATCAAGCAGAGTCGCGTATGCGTTCGGGTCGTCGGTCGAGGAACCGTCCTTGAACCCAACATCCAGCGTATCCGTGCCCGAATCGTTGAAGGCCGTGATGACGTGGACGCCCCCGCCGATGACGGAAGCACCAACCGGGATTTCCCCGAGGATGATTTCCGTGTTTTCGGTGGCGAAGGTGATGCGCTTGCGCAGGTAGTGAACCTGCTGCGTGTGAAGGAAGCGGGCAGTAGATGCCAGAGTGCCTGTAGCCATGGTTCAAACCCTCCTTAGTGGGCTGCCGCATAGGTCGAAACAACGATCGAACCGAAGTCCTCAGCGTTGTTGTCGAAGCGGGTTTTCTTCATGCCGAGAACAGTCTGGACGCCGACACCAAGCTCGCGCTGGTAGTCGAACAGTTCTTCGACGCGCTTGTATTTCTGCGGCGCCGTCTTCATACCGAAGGCGCATACAGCGGACTGGGCGCCGAGCAGGACAGCACGGCGAACCGTGGTGATCTGGGCGCTGGTGTCGGAACGAACGCCAGGCATGACGTGTTCTGCTTCACGCAGGATCACGTTGTTGTAGACGCCGAGCGAGCCGTCAAAGATCGGGTTGGACGAACCGCGACGTTCAGCGGCTTTCTGGATGTCAATCCATTGGCCGGTAGACGTGTTGGTGCGCATGTCCGTCACCTGGATCGGATGCAGGTACATGACGTAGTGCTTTTCGCCGTTGACCATGACGGGGCGGATTTTCGGGTTCGCCAGCTTGGCCTTCTCAACTGCCTTGTCGATCAGGTCGAGCGAGAACACGTCCGCAGAGGTCAGAGATTGGTCGTTCGCCTGAGCCCCAGCCCGCAGAATGCGGTTTGTCGAAGGCGTCAGGATCGAGTTGAAGCCCCAGTGCTTGGCCGTCAGGGTGACGGTTCGGCCTTCGAAGGCGACGGTCGGCGCGTTGTAGCCGCAGACCTGGAGGAAGAACATCATCGACAGGCGATCAGCGTACCAGTCAACCAGACCGGCATTGGCTTCTTCACGCAGCGAGAAAGGAACGCGCTGTGCGTCGATCGTCTGTTCGTTCTTCACGCGGACGGCATGTGCCAACTCGTTGATGTAGAGAGCGTCGGAGAACGTGGACAGGGCTTCTTCATTGCCCTCCTGCGTTTCGCCTTCGGTCACGCCATCACCGATGAGCTGGGTGCGCAGGCCGAAAGTGACCTTATCGCCGGCAGCCTTCTGGGTCTCGTTCTTGAGTTGGATGATGGAATTGGACGAAGTGCCGATGAGCGGAGCGATAGCAGTTGCCTTGCTCGTTTCAACATCAAGCTTCTTCGACCACAGTTTGTTTGCCAAGGCATCGTTGATGCCAAAGGTTGTAACGGACATATCCGTCTCCTGTGATGGATTGAATTTGGGGTTGGATCGAAGCGTTGACGCCGCTGTCTCGCGAAGCCGGACTGCTCACCGGCACAAGGGAGTGATAACGCTCACTGCCGAAGCGAAAGGGCTTATGAAGCCGCCCTGTGGCTTATTGCAAGATGGGTTTAACCGCCCATCATCTTGTCAAATCGACGCTGATTTTCCGGCTTGGAATACCAACGGTCGAATTCTTCCCGCGACATGTCGGCAATGGACTGCGCATTGAGCGCATCGCCAGCCTGCTTGCCAGGGGACGCCGCGAGTGTGCGTGATGCGTTCTGCGCCGCGTCGATCTGCTCGATTTTCTCCGATGTCACCACAGGATCGGGCGCCTTGGGAGCGAAGCCGTAATCCTGTGATATCTGATAGACCATTTCAGCCGGCGAAACGCCCTGCTGCTTGGCCGCAAAGACGATGCCCTTCAGTTCGGCGTTGATCTGGGCCGTTCTGGCCTGCTGATCGCGGAAGCGAGGATCGACCCGGCCCAACGCCACCAATTGCTTTTCGCGGGTGTCGGAGAGGAATTGCGCCGCGTCCTTGAAATCCGGCTTTTCGGCGGCGAAGGTCTGAACGGACGAATTCCACTCATTCCAGACCGCTTGTTCCTGCTCGGATTGCTGCCGCGATTGCGTTTCCTGCTGCTCGCGGCCGGCAATCTTGTCTTGCAGCTCTTTCAACTGCTCGCCCTGCCACTTGGCAAAGGCGAAAATGTCCTCTTCAGGGTTCGGCGGGGCTTTCACCTCTTCCTGTGGCGTCTGGCGTGCCGTCAGGATGGTGTTCCAGCGATCCTCAAGGATGGCGCTCTTGGTTGTCAGTTCTTCAAGCTTGACCTGAAGCTTCTTGCGTTCCTCGCGCTCTGCATGGAGGGCCCCATGGGGAACGAATTTGTTCTTGTCCGGCTCTGCACCGGGTTCGACAACCGCTTCCGCGGCGATCTGTTCCGGATCTTGCTCGACAACCGGCGCCGGTTCTGGCGTGGCTGCCGGCTCGGCTATGATTTCCGTTTCGCCGCCTGATTCAAAATAGGCGGCTTCGGAGGCCGAAAGGCCACCTTGGTTCTCTTCGCTCATTTATTCACCTTATTGCCCGTTACGTTGGGCCATCGAAGCTAGATGCGCTCTAGCGGGCGAAGCCGTCCTGAATGGACGGAATTTCAAAGACCAATCGTGTTGACGGTCCAGACTCTCATTTGATGCTCAGTGATAGAGTCGGGGAACGGCGCTATGAACGCTACGGGTGCACGTTCCCATTCGTAGACCGGGCGGAATTTTCGCACCACAACTTCGCAGCCGTTCCGGTAGTGCATGAATGGTTCGATTTCGAATCTCATTTCGCCGCGCTCGTCTGCCGGGAATTGGCGTTCTGCCGCGAAACTCGGTTGGCTTCCTGCTGAACTGCTATACGGGCAAGATCCGCTTCAAGCTTGGCCTGATCCGTCATGGCGTCGATCTCGGCCGAGCGCTGCTTGATCATCAAGTCGATGCCCTTCATCTGAACTTCCATCTGGTTCTTGGTCTGGTCAGCCTGCAAATCGGCCTGCTTGCCAGCCATTTCCATCTCGAATTTCTGAGATTCCTGCTGCATAGCCATTTCTTCTGGCCCTGGCGGCTTTGGCTGTTTGGCCTGCTCGGCTGCCTTCTTCTGCAGGTTTTCGACCATCGAGGCCGGGAGCGGCGAATAGCGAAGCAGCTCAAGCACAACGTCAGGCGTGAGCATGTCCCTCACCATCGGCATCATCTGCATGATAATGCCCCAGGTCCGCTCTTTTTCGTTCGGACTGGTCGGCGCGTCATCAACGATGATATCGTATTGGCTGCTCGACACGTTATCGCGAGTGAGCGGCACATACTGTTTCTTATCATCCCCGACGATGCGGATAAGCCGGCCATCGCTCAAATGGTTCTGGATCAGGAACAACATCGTCTTGCCCTGGCGCTTGCGATAGCGGCGAAGGCTGTTAAACAACGAGGCAAGCAGATTGAGAGACGACTGCTTGCGCTGAGCCTCCAATACGCCGGCCTGATCAACCTCGCGCGTGCCAAGGAATTCCGGCGACAGGCCCGTAACCTGCGAGATCGATTCCTTGCTCTCCTGAAACAGCGTGAAGAAACCGGCCGGGAATTGAGCCGTGGGCTTCGGGATGACCTTCGGGTTTTGCCCGAGTGCGCCGTTCTTCGCCCATGTGATTGCGTCTGTCTTCGCCCAGCTTTCCTCTGCCTGGCGATCGTCCTCAAACGCGCCACGCTCTGCCATAATGCCGCCCTTGGACTGGCTGTTGAGCAGGAACATGACCTGTGAGAAATACTTGTTGGCCCAGCGCTGCGGGTCCTTGGCAGGGCGAACGATGCCATAGAACGAGCGTTTGACCTTGTCGCGATAGCCTGTGATGCACTCCCAGCCGAACATGCCATTAGGGACAAGCGGCTGATCGGGCTCGGCAAGGACACGGCTGCCGATAAAGGCACGCTTCAGCACCTTCTTGTACTGCCGAACCGCCTTGAAGCCCTCAATGTTCGACTGGATGAGCTTGACTTGCTGTTCCGAGTATTCCCGAGGCTGTCCGGTGTTCAGATCAGGCCCGCGATAATATGGCACACGCTCAAGCCAGCGGCATTCAACGATCGTGCACATCTTACGCGGCGAATAGTCGGCAATGTCGTCCTGCGTGCCGGTGTATTTGTCCGCTTCGTCCTGGTCATGCGGCGACGAGGGATCATTGCCGATCGTCTTTGCCCATCCAGCATGCAGCATTTCCTTGGGAACGCCGGGGAACATCTGCTCAAGCTCGGAATAGGGCTTCTCATCGATATACCAGAGGCGCTGTGCATCCTCCAGATTGGGCTTGGAGGCGTTGCAGTCCCACGCCATTTTCAGCGTATCCATACGCTCGATCTTCGGCGCACCGTCCGGTTCTTCCTCGAAATCAAGGCGGGTATCCGTCCAACCCATGCCGCAAATCGTGGCGTCCTCGAAGGCGTCCGATTCCTCGTCTTCTGCTCCCGTCTGGTCACGGAACCATTCGCCGGCAGCCGTCAGTACCTCGTTGGCCGCAGAATCGCCCACCTCACGCGGGATATACTGCACCTCGCGACGGTTGTTGATCTCGGAGCCGACAACAGCGTTCACAAGCGGGCCGATGCGGTTGAAGGTCATCGCAGGGCGCTTCTGGTCGCGCAAAACCTGCAGGTCTTCCTCTGACCACTGGTTGCCGTTGTAGAACGCGAAATCCTCGCGGGCTTCCTTGCGCCACTCGGATACCTGCGGCATGTCCTCTTTGAACCAACCCTGCAGCTTCAGCGTCAGATCGTCCAGTTCTTGGCTGGCTGGTGCGGAGTCGTTGTATTCTTCAGCCATAGCTACCCCGACATCCAACTTGACGAAAGACCGCCAGAGCCACGGTATCGGCCCTTGATCTTCGGCTTCTGCTCAGCCTGTCTTTTCATCATCAGTGCGTACCTCGATGCCGAGAGCACATCGTCTCGCTCTTTGACGATCAGGCCGTCTTTGCGGTGGTAAAGCCTGAATTCCTCAAGCCAGTAGATGCAGCTCCGAAACACCTTCCAGCGCCCCGTCTGCATTCTCAGCAACATGTCAGAGACGCCGGCCTCGACGCCGTTCGTTCCGTCGTCAAATGTCGCCCGTTCCGATGTCAGGTTGAGCCCAAGCTCTCGATACTGGACGGCCAACTGTTCGCCGCTCGTCTTGTCGTGCTGCAGACCATCATGCGGCCACGCCCAAGGGAGCCATGAGCCCCACGGTTTGAGTGCGGCCGAGTGGATAAGCGGTGTTGCCTCGCGCTGGCGATAATCCTTGGTGATGAAGACAATGTCGTTGTCTCGATCCCATGCGAGATTGACGCCGGCAGTCGGGTGATCCCATCCGAAGTCCAACCCGCCGATCTGCACCCAGCTTTCGGGGATATCGAAGGGATCAATAACGATGTTCTCTTCGAGAACCGGGAAGATCCGGCCGGAGCCCATCGACGGAACGCCCTTGGTTCGCGCTTCCCGCTCATGAGGCGGGTAACTGTCGATGATCTTCTGTCGTTCTTCTGCCGTGTAGTGTTCCGCGTCCTCGATCGTCATCGTGACGACTTCGCGGTCTGGCGACGGCTCCAGGATGTAACGAGCGACAACCGAACTCATGCCCTTGAGAGGCGTGAAGGTGACGGCAATCAGTCCCTTGGTTGCGTTTGTTCGTGTGATGCCTTCAAAATAGACATCTTCCGGTGGTTCTTCATCGAACCAGACGTAATCAACAGTATTGGCCTGCCATTTACCGCGGCCCTGCTCGTATGCCTTGAAGAGAAGTGTTGATGTTCCGCCCGACACATGCCGAACCGTGCAGCTATCGAGCGCACCAGAGACGCCAGAGCGGCGCGTTGTGGCAACAATCGAGGCTTTCGGAATATAGCCAGTGCCCCATTCCTCTTCGCTCATAGGAGGGCCGATGAGAAGGCGCTGAACGCCGTCCCTAGTCAGCTCATACGATTCCGAGCCGGCCAGCATGATAACCGGCTTATGAAACCGTTTGCCTTTCCACCAATCCGGATAATTGCCGGTGAGATGCATTGCTGCTTCTGCGGCGCCGGCCAGCGTCTTGCCGAGCTGGTTGCCCGCCATGAACAAGCGTTCGCGGAAGCTGGCCCCGGCATCATGGAAAGCGATCTGCTTTGAATACGGCTTGTAGGCCGCGAGCAGGTTAGTGCGCCGTCTCCTGTCCAGTTCCGCCAACAGAACCGCCTGCTCCTTGAGCATCGAGGAAAGGCCGGATTGCTGAATCAAGGGAACGGATGCGCTGAATAAGCTGGTCATCCGTGAGATCATCCATCTGGTTGATGTTGACGTTCAGATCCTTTGGCAGGATCGAGGCAATGACCTTCAGGTATTGGTCAGGCTTTTCGTCGCGAACCTTCACGATCGCCGCGGCGCCGTGTTTCTCGAAATCGTCATGCATGGCTTCGAGGAAAGCTTCCCCTAGCTTGTTGCGAGCGCCTTTTGGCCGGCCGGGATTGCCTGGCTTGAACTGGTGCTCGACGGGCGGCATTGGCTTGCCCGTATCTCCCCCGTTATTTCGGGTCTCGTCGTCAGTCATTGAACAATCCACACCACCAACTGGAAAGCTGCCATGGAAAGAACGGTACAAGCCAGCATGATTGCCAATGCGATGAAAGGCGATATGGCTACGACGAATCCGACCATGACGCGGTCAAATGGGCTTTCGCACCCTATTGCATCGCAGAAGCGCCGGAACATGATCAGACCGTGACCGCTGATATTTCGAGGCCGGGACCGATTGCGATCTCGATCCAGCTACCCATTGGAACGTAATAGGCGTTTGTTGCCGCTGCTGTTCCGGACACCCTGACGTAATGGTCAGAGTCCACCGAGCAGCAACGGGCGACGAGAGTGCCTTGCTGTTGCGCTGTGGCGGTGGTTGCCGCAGCGAGAGTGGTCGTGCTTGCCGCCGTTCCAGATGTGGTGAGAGCCGCAGCAATGACCGGAGCCCCATCATAGATAACTTGGGATGCGCCAGCGCCCGCGATAAGGCGAGCCCTGCAAACAGAGACGTGCATTGTTGCCATCGTCTGGCTCCTATTTCACTTAACCGCGTGCAGCGGGAGGCTGGGATTGTCGTAGCTTGCCGATAGCCAGCGGAGACGACGGGCCATTTCTGGCTGTGAATGCTTGGACCTGTAGCTTTCGGAGCAGGCGGCATCGAAACCACACAGAGGCTTGTCGCTCGCGTATCTGGTCTCTTGAGCAATCTGGTTATCGAGGATGTCGCGCTGCCACTGCTCTAGCGCCATCGTGATTTCCTAACGCGAAAAGGCCCCGTAAGGGCTGTTTCAATCTGATTGTGGAATATTATTCCGGCTGTCCGGGTACATGCCCGAGGAATTTGATACTTCTCGGAATGGCGTTCTACGAATTCGCGATAATCTCGGTCTTCGTTGCGTTAATGCCCGAAGCAGCAGCAACAACCTTGGTAATCAGCCAGTTAAATTGCTCCGGAGTCTCGATGTAATCGTTGAGCCAGAGCGATACATCGCCCTTACCTGTCACGGAAATCGTGCAAACGGTGACATCGTCCATTGGCTCGCCAGGATCGCGGCGGGAGTTGAGGTCTACGATGTTGCTCATCTCTACCTCATTGAAGCGTGAAATTATTTGCGCGCGCCTCTAAGTAAATGATACAAAAGACGTTTCTGCCGACCATGGCAAAAAATATGGCATTTTGCGCGCGCCGGCTACTGAACCGTGAAATACGCGGTTTCCATCTCGTCTTCATCGATATCGAGCAGTTCAACGCCTGCCGCCTGCGCCTGGCACTCGATTATGCTTTCGAGTATGGAGAGTAGCTTGAGAATGCCGTGCTCTGCTTCAATATGCTCTGCAGTCGCGGATTAGGTCGGCTTCGGTCAATGGAACCTCCGGATGATGAGAAATGCCGTCTCTCCGGCTGTCACGAATTGACCGTACGTTGCGGGCTGGTGGTCTTCCCTTGACCCAAGCACGGACTCGAACCGTGGGCTTCCGGCTGCTCGTTGCCTTTCGGCTGATTAGAGCCCGCGATTGAGGTCGTACGGGCGGTATCCCTGCCTATGCCATTCGTTGATGATGATCTGGCTGCGAAACGCGGCTTCTTGAGGTGTGAGACCGCGAGGGCGCTTTAACGGGCGCGTGGCAAACCACACAACACCGAACATCAAGAGAGACCCAATAATAGCTTCCATGATGCTTCTCTCGGAGACGGTTCGCCAGACGAAAGTCTGATCATGCAATTACGGTAGCCTGTCGGTTATGATTTGGCAAGAGGCCACTATCGATCAAAGCGTTCAAGCCCCTCTTAAGCCACAATAATTGCTGTGGAGGCATAGTGCGCAGATGTTCGTAACTCATAACCGTTACGTTATTGATGGTCTGGCGCACCTGTGGGCCATCGACACACTGGAGAAGCACGCCTTGCAGCCTCATCATGAGATTGCTGGCGTTGCGGGCCCGATCGGCAAGCGCGGACGAAACTTCCCCGTCATGGCCCTTGATGGAAAAGAGCGATTGAGCGCGGGCGCTGGGGAACGGAATACCGGTGAGGCTGTGGTAGCGAGAGATGGCTAGAGCATATTCATTGCCGATTTCAAGCTGTTCATCGCTGATCTTTCCATCCAAGCGCAAGACGCCGAGGACATAGCCGGCGCGGGCGTCCCTTGCCATGGCGTCCGGCACGTTGTCGTTCCATCCGTTCATACGCTTCCTCGCGGTGATGACACAGCTAAGCGTTTCCCTTTGCGTCTCGCTCGGCTTGATCTTCCCGCCCGGGTACCGCTCTACGTCCTGCTTGGGTGGCCGGCCGCGCTGTGAGTTCCGTTTTGTCTGTGGTTTGCCAAGCTTACCAGCCATGTTGTTTCCTCGTGTTGAGCCGCCGTAGTCGATTTATTCCGCCGCACCCATAATCTGAATAATCTCGGCCGCGCGGGCGTAATAAGCTTTCCGCATACGTTCACCGTGTTCGTCATCGCCAAGGGCGCCTTCCTCAAGCATTTCCGCAAGGTAGCAAGTGATAGCAACACGGAGTGTCATTGCCTGAGCGCTCGTCAGATCGACCCCGTTGATGGCGATTTTCGCTTCGTCGCTCATTTTACTCTCCGCTCTGTTGTTTGGCTTTGCGCTTGTAATTGTCCGTTCGCTCCTTCTTGCGCTCTACTCTCACAATGCTCGCGCCATCCCCCATTTCTGCTTTGATCTTGGCAACAGCCCAGAGAACCACCGTGTGATCACGTCCAAAGAACCTGCCAACAGCCGGGTATGAGAAGTCAGGGCGCTGCTTCATTATTTCGTACATGGCTCGGTGACGAGGGATGACGAACATCAGATTCCTGCGCGGGCCTTTCAAATCATCCAGCGTAACGCCTGGGAAATCCTTCAAGACCTCCATAGCGATTTGCTTCATAGTTGGCCGCGGCATAGGCTGATCATCGATCTCGAAAACGATCTCAGACCTATACGGGCAGTATTCCGCCGTTGGGTTGACTGTGAAGGAAGCACCCATGGTGAAGGTCTCGCGGAGCCGAGCTTGATGGGCGCGATAGAGAACCATGTGATAGGACGCATCGACAGGCTTACGGGATTCGATGACTGTGAGGACCGGCGCCGGAACCTTCGGCTTCCCCCACAGTCTGGCTTGTCTTGCCTTGTGGGCTTCGTTCTGGCGGAAAAGTTCTACGCTGTGAATTGTCATGCTCTCAAAACTCCCTGCTGGCGAAGCCGTGCGACCATCTGCCGGCGACGTTCCATTTCTTCTGCGCTGACGACTTCCGGAATAGGCTCGGGAGGTGCGTTGCCGTAGTTGGCCGATAGCCGCGGCGTCGGGTGGTTCTGATCGGTGAACCGGCTTTCCTTCTTCGCCCAATCGCATTCGAACGAAATCCAAGCGCGTGTCAGATGGATCTCTGCCGCCTTCTCAGGGTCGCCAAACGCCTTGTATTCACGCACCAGGGCCTTTGCCACGCGAGCCGTCAGATGCGCTTTCTTGCGTCGTCTGTGCTTCACAACGTCAATGGCCAGGTCTTCTGGGAGAACTTCACGAAGAAGATCGAAGCCAGATTTTTCATCCGAATCCATTTTAATGCTCATGCCGCATCTCCTAGAAAATGCCCGCGGTGCTCCGCTACCGCTCGTTGGTATGCGGCGGATGCGTCTTCTTTCTCGGTAAAGCGTCCTAAACTTTTGGTCTTCCCCCCTACGCGGATAGACGCGAACCACTTGTGCTTACGATTGTCCCAGGTAACCCCTGTGAATCCGCTCTTGTTGTTCGGATGCTGAGGCAGGTTCCAATTGTTTTCCTGTAGAGAGCACCCCCGCAAGTTTGCTAGGCGGTTATTCAATCTGTCGCGGTCAATGTGATCGGTAGCTTCAGGCCAAACACCAAACTCATAGAACCAAGCAAGTCTGTGAAGAAGAACACTGTGCCCAGCAAGAGAGGTCGACAGGTAGCCGTGACTACCCAATGTCCCAAGCACCCTACCGGCCGGGGAATTTTGTCTGGATAACCGCGCCGTGAATATCCCCGTCTCAGGATCGTAATGAACACATGCCTTCACATATTCCACTGTTAGGGATTTCGAATTAGCTGCGCGGTGCAGATATTCCCAAGCTGCAAGGCGAGGGTCAGGAGACTGCATCAATAACCGAAGGGTTATTTTGGCTCGATACACATCAAACGATTTTACTCGTCCAAGACTGTTCCTATACCGAATGATGTCTTTCGCCAGCTCATCGCCAAGGATTGGGGAAAGGACTTCCATTATCTCGTTCATGCTGCCAAATTCTCCTCATGGTTTTGGACAATCACGACGCACGGCGCCGGGAGACCTTCCCCCCATGTCATAACCAACCGCTCGCAAAGGTGATCGTCCTTGACTACGCCGTGCATGACGAGAAAATCGGACACGGCCTTTTCATAATTCCCTAGATCGCGCTGGCGCTTGTCAGGGCGCTGGAGGCATATCGACAGGCTGTAGGCGCCAAGCCCTTGACGGTGGCTACCCTTGACCGCTGTAGAGGCTTCCTTGATCCAATCGACATACTGCGCCGTCTTGTGCCGGCCGCGCTTGTTGCCGCCGTTGGCATAGGCGCTGTTCACGGACGGGGGGAACGGGAGGTGCAGCTTGATCACAGCAGCGCCTCCTGCTTAGGTTGTTCACGCTTGGGAGCGGAAACGAACATGTCAGGCTGCTGGTAGGCCTTGCGGATGCGCTCGCAGGCAGCGTTGAAATAAGGCTCGTGCATCTCTATACCGACGAACCGGCGGCCGGCCTTCACGCATGCAACGCCTGTCGTTCCGCTACCCATGAAAGGGTCAAGGATGGTTTCCGCGTCGGGAACGTGGGTCAGGCACCATTCCATGACGCCGAGCGGCTTTTGGGTCGGGTGGAAGCGCTCCTCTTGGCCCTTGCGGATCATGCCGTTCCAGCGCCAGTTGATCCGGCGAACGGCTTTCTTCAGATTGGTCCACGCGAGTTCACAGTCGGCGAAGTCTCCGGTATTTTCCTTATCCCAGACGAGCCAGCATGGCGTCGGTCCGAGGGTAAAATAGTTGCCACCGAAGATAATCTGGTGCTTAGAAATCTTGCAGATGAGGTCTATCGATTCTTGCGGCGCTGGCGCCTTGTCCCAGTCGAAATCACCGTAGTCTCGGGCAGGGGCCGCGTTCTCGCGGGAAGCGACCTTCTTGGAATTTTCATTGATGCCGTATGGCGGGTCCGTCACAACCGCACCGACCCCCTCGAGGGCTGGCATGATTTCCATGCAATCGCCTAGATAGAGTTCGCACTGTCCGATCACTTCGACCCGTTTAGCCGCAGGGCAACGCTCCTGCAGAAGCCGCGCACGATTGGCAGCGATGGCAACGTTGTAGCTTTCAAAGCTGTCTTTCTGCGCGTCGTATTCGGTCATGCTTAAAAGCTCCTTGGGGGCACAAACAGGCACAGTGCGCGGCCATCCTCGCTGCCGGCGATCGTGCAAAGATGAAACTTCCCGTCAGGACTGTCCTTGATCCGCTTGTCCAGGTACGGGATGGTCTCCCCATTTCCGGCGATGTATCCGGTCGGTGTCTCGCGTACCGATGCGTCAGGGACTTCCCGGCAATCCTGATTGGAGCAACAGCTAAAAGGATATGCCCAGCCAGATTTCGCGTCGTGCGCGAGTGCATTTGTCGACAGTAAGACCGTGAGGAGGAGATAGCGGGTCATGCTGCGGCCTGTTCGTCAGCGGCCGGCGCCCCGAATTCGAGCAAGGCGATCCATTCGGCTTTCTGAATGTTCGCCAACTTCAGCAGGTCGATGATTTCGTATGTATCCACACGCATGTCACGCCGCTCGCGAAGACCGCGAACACGGCGGCGCGTCCATCCGTCGCCAATCTCGGAAAGGCGATGGAAGCAAATCTCTAGCGCCTCGGCTATGCTGACGGATCGGTCAAACTGCTCGAAAGCGCGCTCAAGAATATACCCGGCGAGGATCATGTCCCGCTCACGACGGGTTGAGATCAGCTTTGTCTCCCAAGCCTGTTTCTTCGCGCCATAAAGCTCACCAGAAGGAGTTGCGCAGTTTGCAATGAATGTCTGGATCTCTTCGGAGAATGCGAACCACTCCCCTTCGACGCGATACTGTTTAAACATCGCCAGGATATTTCGCTCAACGTGGACACCACCGTCGATCGTTGCTAGCAGCCTGACTGGGCCAACATACCGAGCGATGTCACAAAGACGCCGCTCGATACTCTGGGCATGCCCGATTTTGACCTGCGCTCGATCCGTCTCTTTGACTGCGAAATATACCTTCATCATTCACGCTTTCTTCGATTGAGTTTCAGTCGTAGCCATTCCCAAAGTCGCCGGAGCAGGCTCTTTGTTAGACGTTTCATTGTTTCCTCTTGTCCCTAGACGTTCGTCTCGGTAGCGGTCAGCCGCTGCCTCGTTAACCTGGCATACTTGGTCGTAGTACAGCTTCAGACGACGGTAATATTCGCCTGCAACATCCTTCATGCCCCTCGTCTTGTATTGGAGGCGGTAGAGATAGCTTTCCGGAACTCCGCTGTTCTCGGAGAGACGATGGCGGACCAGATATTCCTTGTCGCCACGGCCCTTGAATTCAAGGTCCATAAGCTTGCCAGTCCAACCAATTGCTTCTTCTAACGCGATGCTACTCATCTCTGCCTCGGAGCGTTTCTTTCCAAATCCGGAGCCGTTTTTGTCCGGTCGTGAACCATAATTGCCGTACATTCCTGCGTCCTTATGAGAGATTGAACTCGTACCAAGGAGTTCAGAAATGCCCACAAGAACTACTTTTCTTACCGAGGGAGACGACGCGGACGGTCTTGCAGGACCTGGAAACGTCATCTCCTTCATTCGCCCCGAGTTGGGCCCGCTTAGTATTGGCGACTTAGCCGCAGTGATAGTCAGCGATGCCGCCGTAAGATTGCGCGGCAATTTTCAACTGCCGAGGATAGTGGCTCTGGCGATCCGGGAGGATGAAGACCGCCAGAGCCGTTGAAGGAGCGCTCCCTTGGGAGGGGTAAGCAAAGCGCTGCACCTCAATCGAATTATTGGCCGTCGTAGAGACGGATGGCGTCGATCAGAACGTGATCAGGCATAGCGGCCATTGCCTCTTCCGCTTGCTCGTCGTGCCGCCGCTTGATCTCGTTAGCGATGATCAGGCAGGCGCCGATGAGGAGTAAAACGCCGACAACCAACAGGGCGAATAGAGACGCGCCCGTGACCAGAACGGCAGACCAATCGATGTCAATCATTTCCATCTCCGTTCGTGGCTATCCTCGTGGCTGCTGCGGAATCGAGAGCGGGGCGTGGAACCGCCGCACGAATTCTCGTCCCGCTCTCAACTAATGCCTGTACGAGGTAGTCAAATACCTCATCATCATCGAGTGCGTTCATGGCGGCTTTGATGTCTACGGCCATGGTCATTTCGCCACCTCCAACGAATGGTAGGCGAGCAGAGTGGCACCAGACCAATAGATGCTCGTGAGCATCTGCTCAGGGTCCAGCCCGAAGCCGATTGAATATTTTATGGTCTCGTAGAGGAGAGCGCCGATGATGAAACTGATGAAGAACAATTTCTTGCTCATGGTGTCACCTCTTGAACTCGATAGGCCTTGCCTTCGTGATCGAAGTACCCGGCTTTGATCCGGCCGTTCATCACGTCATTGCTGGCGTTAATCGTCAGAAAGCCAGCGACGACAAGCCCTAGGGCGAAAGCAAGAGCGCCCATGCAGAAATCGCCGGCCATCAGTTTGCCTTACCGCCGCGGATGAGAACCAGGACCGGCTTTTTGATCGAGAGATCTTTCATCATCTCGTCTGCGAGAAGCGACCAGAACCAGAGAGCGTGGAATAGGATGTATGCGGGATGCATAGGCATGGTCTGTCCCTCCGGTTACGGTTTGGCTATCTCGGATTTGAACTCTGCTTTGCTGGAAACAATGCGGGGCATGCTGAAACCTCCGAAGGTAAAGGGTTAAAAATGCGCTCTGTCGGAAAGGCCAAAAACATTGACGGCGAATGGGTCTTCTTGTTCGACAACGGAGCGCCAGCGCTGTGGACCGACCTCGTCTCCGAGTTGAAAGAGGTCGGCGGTATCGTTCGAATGAGCTTCGCCGCTATCTCGACCAATGGGGACGGCGTGCAGAAGGCTAGTGTCGTGGCTAGGCTTCGGATGCCAAAGGATGTGGCGTGGGCGTTGTGCCGCAGTCTTCACGAGATGCAGGGGGAGTGAGGTCATGCCGCTACCTCAAGCCGTCCGCTACGCTCAACAACATGCCGTCTGAGAGGGAATGCGGTGGCGCTCGCGTCGAATATCGTTGCGCTGTACCCAGCCGCAGGCTTCCAATTTTCGAATGCCTTCGCGATCCAGTCCTTCACGGCACCATCATTCCGAAACCATTCGCCATGAACGCGATACGCGCGGAACTTTTTATGAAGAGAGCGCTCCTTGACGTGGTCCCCTTTCACATAACCCAGCATCGTGAGGATGACTGGGCTATGCGTCTGCATGGTACTCAGCCGCAGCTCTGGCGCAAAAGATCGGCCTATCTTGACGAGGCCGGCGCCTTCAATGGCGTAAATGCGCTGCATCATAGCGACACCGCTTTCACGGGCTTTTCGAGGATGAAGTCATTCGGCTTCACTGCCCCCTTGGTCAGCTCCGCAATCTTCCTCATCTGGTCAGGGCGCGGGACACGCTCGCCGTATATCCATTTCCGAATTCCGGAAGCAGATAGGCCACCCATGTCAAAAGCGAACTGCTCTGGGCTGATGTTCTTATCGGTGAGGTACTGTGCGAGTTTCATTCTTCTGTCTTACCCAATCTGGGGAACATTTGCAACCCCAAAATGGGGCGCGACAGAAAATGTTTGAAGTGGGCATTTTACCCGACATGGGAAACAAACTGAAATTGCTACGAAAAGCCAAAGACTGGACACACGAGCAGGCTGCAGAAGCCATGGGCATGTCGCGGAGCGGGTTCATAAAGCTTGAGCGCGGAGAGCGCCGGCTGACGCTGGACTACATCGGTAGAGCTGCAAAAGCCTTCGATGTCAGACCGGCCGATGTGATCGATGGAGATCTGGACGACGATCTAAACGAGCTTTTAGACCTGTGGGCGAAGATGGGAGAGGATGAGCGCGACCAGCTTCTGAGAAACGCCAGAATCTTCGCCGGTCGCGCTCCACAAGCCTAGAGCCGCGCGATAATTGCGCAGGTCGTTTTGTGGTTTACCTCAACACTCCAGTTTCCCCCATGCCGCGCTTTCATGGCCGCCCCTAACTGGTCAGCGTAGAACTGACAGATATCCTGGCTGGCTTCGGCGGGTTTTGGGAGAGTGATGGCGACTGCGACTGGAACAATGGATTTCAGGAATGTACGCCTATCTCGCATGGCAATCTCCCCGTCATTAGGAATTTCTTCTTATCTAGAACATTTGGCGAACAATGGCAATCTCCCGTCGTAGTGGTATGCCCTTCAAAAAGTGTCTCAGACCGCACATTTTTTCTCGCAACTCCTTGGTGCCACAACCTGGCTTGCTGAAAATAACGGCAAACCCTAGGCTGAAAATAGCTAGTTCTGCCATGTGTGCATGACAGCACCTGTCACAAATGAGAACGTGATTAATCGTTTTTTGGACACCCGATGCGTTTTGCGACACTTTTGTGACTAATTGAAGGAGTTGTGCGACGGGGGATTGAGTGGCCTTTTTTCGCTATCCGATCCCTTGTATCAACTAACTCTTATCTCAAGAGCAGAACCTAATAGTAATATAATCCCTTTCCGTATTTCAGCTTTCCGTATTTCGTCTGCCAACCATGTCATAGGTGGGTATGACAATAGTGTCATAGGTCGAGGCTGTAGACCGACGATCGCCCAGCCTGACGCCGCACCCGCACCCATCCCTCATCTTCGAGTTCCTTGAGCGCCCGAGCGACTTGCCGGGTGGATACATCCATGTCCCTCGCGATCGATTTCATCGCCGGATATGTGAACGGCCTTTTGGCGCTCATCCGTAGCGCGATGTAGACGCCAGTCAATTTCCCATTCCGGCTGACGAACGAGTTGCTGACGAGTTTACGCATCCAAGCGTCTCGCCGCCGCAACCATCGTCCGACCTCATTCCCAATCTGCTGTTCCATTCCTCTTGCATACACCTACCCCAATTTGGGATCAATAAGAATTTCCCCAAAATGGGGTTTACATCTGCCCCAGACTGGGTAATATAGCAATCACTGGCCGACACCGAATGACCGCCCCACGGGGTAATGCGAAACGGGATGCGGCTGGCAATCAAGCCTTCAGCAACGGAGGTCGCCATGTAGCAGGACTGATCGGGAGACATAGCATTCGGGACCGATCCTCGAACACACCGGATGCACAAGCAGACCAAGAAGCCTCACCCGCCAATCTGGTCAGTCAGCAACCAACGGAGACGACGATGACCGCAACAATCAACGGCAAGACATTCAAGGCGAAAGAGACAAACGGGAAATTCTTCTACTGGTCGCCTCGCGCTCTCCGTTGGCTTCCGATCAAAGCCGCAGAGGTTTCGATGTGATGGGAAACAATGTGGAAACTCGTGTGGCCGGTTGGTTCGATTGCAAGGGAGGGCCTTGGTATCCTGGCCTCTCACACGGCGGTTATGTCGCATACCGGATTTGGCAGCAGTTCGACGGCCTTCGTTGGTTCCAACGCCACGAATGGAAGCGCTCTGACGGCACTCTCGAAATAGAAAAATGGATAGCTGGCGTCTCGGGGTTTCTGCCCAGTTCCCAGCAGTCCGCCGATGCCTGACGCGCTCGGCAAACTCTAAAACTAACACTCAAGGCAACAACAGGAGACGACAATGGCAGAGACGAAGAAAAAGGGGAAAGCGGTGACCGTGACCCTCAAGTTGAACAAGGACGGTTCGATGTCGATGCGTTCGACCGGAGGTTACGATCTCCGAAGGCTGGCCCCATCACTCCCACAGATTGACGCCTCCATGAGGGAAGACGAACCCGATTGATCATCTTCGGCATGGTCCTTCGGGGCCATTTCGAAACTGATCCACCCGCCCCACTCACCCACGGTCAGGTAGGGCAATCAAGGAGAGAGACGATGGCAGCGGCAGCGAAGCATACGCCCGGGCCTTGGACGGCGAAGTGGTCGAAGTATCGCGAAGGCGCTTACATCGTCCAGACTTTGGACCCCTCCAATAGGGTTATCGCATCATTTGACGATGATGGTGATGGGGCTGGCGAGCAAAGCATTGCTGACGCTCATCTGATCTCCGCCGCGATTGAACTGCTGGCTGTGTGCCGCGAGTTCATAAGCGTCCTTGGCCCTGATGGATATCACCCAGTGGCGGGCAAGACCGCAACGGATCGTATGCGCACAGCAATTGCCAAAGCAGAAGGACGTGCATGATGGCCCACTCCTCCCAAACCCGCATCATCAACGCGACCGACACGCTTATCATCAAGCTCCGTGAGCAGAGCGGGCGCATCTTCACTTTGGACCTCGAACAGAAGCCCCGCACCACGGCAGACGTTCAGGAGATGATCGACGGCCTGACCGATCGTGACACGATATTGGCCGTTTGGCGCGTCGAAACCAACGAGAACGGCACCCCGATCATTGTCGATGATATCTCCGGCATGTTCGACATTCGATCAATCGAAGAGATTGTGGAGGCTTCGAAGGCCATGCGCCAGCGGGAGTTTGAGGCTCCGGCTTTCCGCCAGCCTTACACGACATTGAACCATCAGCAGCAGGGAATTTAATCATGTTCACAGCAGCCCTTCTCAAGGAACTGGCTTACTGCGCCGCCAATACCAGCATGGACGAACTGGCCGGCGCTGGCGTCATCAAGCACGGCGACCAGTCCTCGTGGCGTCGGTTCAACGACAATCTCGATATCTTCATCATCAAGCTTCCGGCCGATCGCCTCGCAGCGTTCGCGGACCTGATGAACCGCAAGACGGCTTCGCAGAGTGTCGCGGCATGACCCGCACCTATTACGCCACGTTCGAACGCGACGACGAGACGGAAGTTACCGTCGAATATTCGATCAGCGCTTACGACTCCGGCAACACCTATGGGCCGGCCGAAAATTGCTACCCTCCAGAGGGTGGCGAAGTCGAGATCGTCAAGGTTTTCTCCGACACGAACCCCGACATCAAGTGGACCGACGCCGAAGAACAGAAGTGGTCTCAGAAGATTTTCGAGGATCACGACTTCGATGATTACGACGAATACGAAGATTGGAGGGATGAGGCATGACCGAAAACGACCGCATGAGGGCTCGCGTTGGAGCGAGGCAGATTTCAACCCACGCAATCGCTGCGGAATAAGGGGATACGGATATGAAAATCAAGATCGATATCAGCTCAAGCCGCCCTCTTTTCATCGAGGCCGACGCCAACTCATTCGGGGAAATTTTTGCTGAGATGGGCGCCGATGATCAGGTCGCCGTCTTCCGCGCCATGGTCGAGCACATGCGCCCTCACCGTATGCAGTGGGATTACATCGCGATCGAGCTTGATAAGCCGGAAAATCGCGAGATCAGAACCGAGCTTTTAGAGACCCTTCGATGGTCGGCCGAGGAAGCAGCATGACCGATTTAGGCAAATTCCGTGGCAAGAACCACCCGACCGCCATATCAGCTCGTCCCCCGTCAATGGCAGAAACAGCAGCGTTCTTCGTTGCGCTCTGCGTTCTGGGTGGATGGCCGTTTGCTTGGGCCGTCAAATTTTAACAAGGAGAATTGAAATGGGTGCAGTTGTACAGCATGAGCCGGTAAACCTTCCGGCAGTTTCCGAAAGCGCCGCGATCATCCAGGTTATCGAACGCGCCGCCATGAACCCGAATGTCGACATCGACAAGATGGAGCGCCTTCTGCAGATGCAGGAGCGCATCATGGAGCGGCAGGCCCGCGCCTCCTACATGTCCGCCCTAGCTGATATGCAGCTCGATCTTCCGGAGATCCCCGAAAACGGCAAGGGCCACGGCAACATCAAATATGCGCTGTGGGAAGACATCAACGAGCTTATCAGGCCCGTTCTCGGCCGTCACGGCTTTTCCCTCAGCTTCCGCACTGGCCAGCAGGACGGCAAGATCAGCGTGACTGGCGTTCTTTCCCACAGGGAAGGCCACAGCGAAGAAACAACGATGCAACTGCCCACTGACACCAGTGGCAGCAAGAACGCCGTGCAGGCTGTCGGCTCATCCACGAGCTACGGCAAACGCTATACTGCGCAGGCTCTTTTGAACCTGACAAGCCGGAGCGAGGATGACGACGGGCAGAACGCAGGCGTGCGGCCGATAAGCGCTGACCAGCGCAAGGTGTTGCAAGGTCTGATCGAAGCCGCTGGCGGCGATGTCCCGACATTCTGCGCTTGGGCACAGATCGAAAGCCTTGCTGCGATGCCAGAAGGCAAGTTCGCGAAGGCCAAGCAGGCTCTTGAGGCGAAGGCTCGCCAGAACGGAGCGGCCAAGTGAGCATCGAAAGACCAGACGAAATATGGCTACCTGTGCCAGGGTATGAGGGCCTTTACGAAATTTCTAATTTCGGCCGGTTGCGCGGCTCGCCGCGTCAAGGATCGGATGGCCGTATCCTCAATATTACGCCAAGCAAACCATGTGGTTACCTGAGAGTTCGTCTCTACAAAAAAGGGAAGGGTTTTGCGAAAAAGATTCACAGGCTCGTTCTAGAGGCCTTTGTCGGTCCTTGCCCACCCAAGCATGATGGATGCCACAACAATGGCAAGAGAGACGATTGCCGTCTCTCGAATCTACGCTGGGACACGCGAAAGGCTAACTGCCAGGATGCAAAACTTCATGGCAATGCGGCGATCGGAGAGCGGAACGGACAATCTAAACTAACGCGTGAGTCCGTTGAAAACATTAGAAATCTGCGAGCCAACGGCCAAACGTATAAGTCTTTGGCGAAAGAGTTCGGGGTCGCCGTGGAAACGGTTAGAAGCGCGGCGATAGGTGAAACATGGGCTTAGAGATTTTTGACTGTAAGCAAGGAACGGATATTTGGTTTGAGTGCAGGCGCGGCCTGCCAACGGCAAGCAAGTTTTCAACCGTTATGGCCAAGGGGGAAGGAAAAACCCGCACAGAATACATGCGGAAATTGGCCGGCGAAATTCTTACGGGAGAGCCGTCTGAGCAATTTTCAAACGTACACACCGAACGCGGCACCTCTCTGGAAGAGGAAGCGAGAAGCACTTACGCATTTATTACTGACACAGACCCACAGCTCGTCGGCTTCATGCGCAACGGCAATAAGGGCGCAAGTCCTGACAGCTTGATAGGCATCAATGGCGGGTTGGAGATCAAAACGGCCCTCCCACACATCCAGATCGATCGTCTGGAGCGTGATAGGTTACCTCCAGAGCACAAGGCTCAAGTGCAAGGCAATCTCTGGATTGCAGAGCGCGAGTTTTGGGATTTTGTTTCCTACTGGCCCGGTCTCCCAATGCTCATCACCCGTGTCTACCGAGACGAAGAATACATCAAACAGATGTCAGACGAGATCGACAGATTCAATGAAGAGTTGGCTGCGACAGTTGAGCGCGTCCGTTCCTACCAGCCCTTAACCAACAGAGAGGCCGCATAATGTCAGACCTTAATCAATGGACAGCCTCCGGTCGCCTTGGCGCGGATCCTGAAGTTAGGAGAAACCAAGAGGGGAAGCCGATCGTCAACCTTCGCTTGGCTTCGTCTGAGACCTGGAAGGATCGGAACAACGGGGAGAAAAAGGAAAAGACGGAATGGATCGCCGTCACTATTTTCTCCGAAGGACTGGCGAAGGTAGCCGAGCAGTATTTGAAGAAGGGTTCGCGCATTCTCGTCCAGGGAGCCGCCAAAACCCGGAAATGGGCCGATAAAGACGGCAACGACAGATATTCAACTGAAATGGTTTTGTCGGGGTTTGACGCCAAAATGGTCATGCTGGACGGACCAAGCAACGCCAGCGTCGAGTCTTCCCGCCAGCGCGAGCCAGAACGAAATTCCTACGGTGACGACTACGACGATAAAGACCTGCCGTTCTGAGGAGACGGACATGAGCAAGACTGAACACATGCCCATCTACGTCCAGCGCCGTGGCGATACTCTCGTCCCTGAGATGCAAGCCGACGCCGAAATGATCCGGAAGATGAAGCCGGGAGAGCGTATCCGCGTCGATCTGCGCACCGGCCGCTCCCCGTCCCGCCTGCGTTTCTATTGGCAGCTTCTCAACCGCCTTGTCGCGGCCACAGACTGCGCCCCGAACTCGGAAGCGCTGCACAGCGTCATCAAGCTCGATCTAGGCCACGCAACGCCCGTGAGGCTGAAGAACGGCTATACGGTGCTTGTCCCATCGTCCATCGCTTTCGACAAAATGACGGAAGAGGATTTCGCGGCCTACCTGGAGCGGGCAATCGAGTGGATCGGCCAGAATTATGGCGTCACCCCTGACCAACTCATGAACCGGGAGAAGGCAGCATGATCAAGCAAATCTGCATCTGGTGGAATTCCATGATCGCGGCCCGCCGACTGCGCCGCGCCCTCCCCAAGGTTGTCGAGCGCCGGGACACGACACTCCCCGTCCTGCGCCGTCAGCATAAGACGACACGCCACGTCATCGCGGAGAACTACCGCGAGATGCATGAGGCTCTTGGTGTGAGGAGAAAAGGATGAGCCGGAGGGAATTCACGTTTACGCCATGTTCTGTTGAGGGATGCGATGACAACGCCAATAGAGCAGCGCGCGGAAGCCGTGGATGGTGCGTCATGCACTACACCCGTTGGCGTCGTCACGGCGACCCGCTCCTGACACAGTATACGCCAAAAGGCGAGGCGATGTATTTCTACGAGAATACCGTCCTAGCCTACGATGGAAATGACTGCCTTATCTGGCCATACAATCGGTTCCCCAGTGGATACGGTGCAATGCACAATCCAAACGGATCATGCCGGGTTAGCCGCATTCTATGTGAGGATGTGAACGGCCCTCCACCGACGCCCGAGCATGAGGCCGCACACTCATGCGGTAAGGGCCATCTTGGATGCGTCACCAAGCGTCATCTTGATTGGAAAACGGCTCTGCAAAATCAATCAGATCGCCTTATCCACGGCACCAATCTTGAAGGCGCTGCGCACCCAATGGCGAAGTTATCGGATGCCGATGTCCGCGAAATCCGATCACTGGTCGGAACCGCTACCCACAAAGAGATAGCCGCCAAATATGGGGTCAGCAGAAATATGATTTCCAACATATTGAGTGGCAAGAATTGGGGCAGCGTTCAATGAGCCGCAACGAATTCACCCAGAAGACGAAGAAAGCGGCCCTGAAGCGCTCCGAAATGAGATGTGAAGCAATCGGAGCGATGTACGGGTTAGAGCCTGGCAAGCGGTGCGTTACCGATATCAGCGGCGGCGTCCAGTTTGATCATATCGTCCTCGACGCCAATAGCAAAGACAACAGCATCGAAAATTGCGCGGCTGTCTGCATCAAATGCCATCGCTGGAAGACGGCCAACCACGATGTCCCGATGGCCGCGAAGACGGTTCGCCAAATGGAAAAGCACATCGGCCTGAAGCGTCCCAAGCAGACTATCCGCTCCGCACCTTTCCAGCAATCAGAGAAGGCCGCCAAGCGCGAGCCGAAAGATTTGCCAGAGCTTCCCCGACGCCAGCTTTACCAGAGGATTGAACCATGACCATCAAGCCCCTCATAGGCCTACTCAGTGAGGCGAAAGGACCGGATCGCTGGCTTGACGCCAAGATAGACGCCGCCCTCCGTATCGGCTCGGAGAAAATGCGCGGTGGTGGCTATGAATGGGCTTGGGACAACTTCCCGACATGGGCTCATCACAAGCAGGCGCGCGGCATGTGCGGCGTCCAGCACGAAAGCGGTGATCTTGGTCTGATCTGGGACAGCCCTGAATTCACCTCGTCTGTAGACGCGGCCATAGCGCTTGCTGAGCGAGTTTTGCCGGGATGCTGGTATCTGCTCGGCAAAGGGAAGAGCCGCGCGACCGAGCCGCTCTATGGCGCTCAAATCATGTTTGGCGGTGACGATGTTCTCGGTGAAGGGGAGCATGACGTCTCACCAGCGATTGCCATCTGCCTCGCCATCCTCCGCGCTCTCCCCGCATCTCACCCAGAAGGATCGCAGCCATGAGTAATGCAGTGACAGATGAGACCGAACTGAAGCCGTGCCCGTTTTGCGGTGGGAATGCCATTCGTTGCGGCAACAACGACATCAATCCTCGGCATTGGGTTATGTGCCGAGACTGCCACGCATGCCCAGGTGGGGACGTTCCCGATTTAGCTGCGGCGGAAACTGCGTGGAACAGCCGGGAACCTTTGACGACACAGAAAGACATCCAGCCTGTCGCGTGGCTGCGACCCGGTGAATACGTTCCGATCCAAAATTGCCCGTACGGTGCAATGTGGATCAGTGACAAGGATGATCCTCGCGCCTTCCCAGTCTACACCAACGCGCCCGCCGCTATCGACGCTATCGCCATCATTGAAGCCCGCCTGCCGCTCTATACCGATATCGGGCAAATCAACGCGCTTCGGGAATGCATCTCGTCAATCCGATCCGCCGCCTTCCCACACCCGCCAGTACAGGTGCCGGTAGTCAAGGCCCTGCGTGATTTGATCGTTCACATCACCAATAGCGATGATGAGCAGATGACGCCGACAATGCGGTCGCTCGTTTCTGCCGGCCGCTCTGCTCTCGAATCCTCTGCCCCGGTAAAGGGGGAGACGGAAGGGCGAGAACGACCGGAGTTGTTTAGCGAATCCGAACGGAAGGATATTCTTGCAGACGCCGAAGCTCTGTGGCGAGACCTTCAGGGAAATAATCTAGGCGGTTTTTCTGGTGGGAATAGACCCTTCTATATCCTTCACGCTTTCAAGACCGTTATCGAGAAGTACGGAAAGCGGGATGTCGGGTTAACGTGGTCTAAGAACGATCTGGACGCTCCCGCTGCGCCGGAGGGCTCGACCGATGACATCTAGTCTGGCCCAGATACTTCAGGACATCGCCAGCCGTCACGACCAGCGAATGCGTGATGATCCACGCTACCGAATGACTGTGGAGATCATGCGCGAAGCCACAAAGCCAGCCGAACCTTCAAAGCATTACGACCGCGACGGCTACTGCGATAATCCAGGAAGGGGCTATTGATGACCGATTTGAAGCCATGGCCGTTGTTCGGCTACGCCCCTGGTGGCTACTTTGTCCATTGCCTAAAGTGCAGCAAAGAAGCCCGTCACGCCGACAAGCGGGCAACAATCTGCCTAGAATGTGCCGCTGTTGAGGCAAAGTCCCGCATCGTCTCCCTCGAAACGGAACTGCAAGCGCTGAAGGTCTACGCTGGCGAGAAGTCAAACCAGTATGTCGCGGCGATGGAAGAGAACAAGGCGCTGCGGAAGGCGCTGGAGCCGTTTGCCGACCGAGCCAAGCGATTGACGAAATCCCCGGCGTCTATCTTTGCCATGACAACGTCGAGCTTTGGCAAGATGGAAACTGGCGTTGCGACCTAACCGTTGGCGATCTTCGCCGAGCCCGCCTTGCATCTACGAAAAGGACGGAAGGGAAATGAAGCTCACCAAGCCGCAAGTCCAATTGCTCAAGGAAATTGCAGTCGGCAAAAAGTACGGGGCTGGCATGGTGGCATCGGCCCTCGTTCGCAAGGGGCTTGCCAAGTTCTTCGACCATGGCTCCGGCGTTGAGATCACCGACGCCGGCCGTTCCGCCCTTCGTGATGGAGGTGAAAATGACGGTCCTTGACGAAGCCATATCGCCATCCACGGCTGTGGATATCCTGGGGGCGAAGGGTGTACAAATATCCGAACGCGCTTTGAGGGAGCGGGCAAGAGAAATCGGTGCTTATCGTCAGATCGGACGCGCCCTTTTCTTCACCCCCGCAGATCTGGAAAAAATAACGGAGCCGGTTGCATGCTTACCCTCACGAGACGCCCCAAAAGCCCGTACTGGTACGCGCGCGGCACGGTCAACGGTGTCCGAATTGAGCGAAGCACGGGCGAGACTTCAAAACCTGAAGCGCGGAAAAAGCTAGCCGACATTCTACAGGAGGCACAAACGCAGGCCGCGCCAGCGCCTTTAGATTGGCGCGATGTCTCATTTGCCAAGGCAATGACAGCCTATGTGGACAATGGCCGCGATGCACGCTTCCTCGACAAGCTTCTTGAGCACTTTCAGGAAACCCGTCTGGGAGACATCAACAACGCTGCGATGTCGAAGGCCGCGAACTCCGTATATTCCGGCCGCGCACCGGCAACAGTCCGTCGCCAGCTCTATGTTCCCGTCAATGCCATCATCAATTTCATGAAGGATGACAAGCTTCGGGCGCCGAAGGGTGGCGGGGCTCGCACGATGTTCGTCATGCCGGCGCTCGCTGATAAGATCATCCAGGCAGCCACGACACAGCCGAGCCCATGGCTACCGGCTCTGATAACGTTCCTATTCGGGCAAGGATCGCGGGCGGGGGAGACCTTCGCCATCGACGGCCGGGACGACATTGATCTTTCGGGGAAATGGGCGATGCTCCGAGACCCGAAGAACGGCCATGAACGGCGCGTGACACTTCAGCCCCGGGTAATCGCGGCTTTGTCGCAGCTATCCAATATCGGAGAACCGGGGCCCCTGTTCCGACGCTTTGACGGCAAGCCGTTTGCGGAGAAAGTTGGCCGAGGGGGACAGGTCAGAACGGCGTTTGCTCGCGCCGTGGAAAGTGCTGGGGGAGACCCGGAGACCATCACGCCACACGTCTGCCGCCACTCTTGGGCCACGTGGTTCTACGCTCAGACGAAAGACACCTTGCGTCTGAAAGAAGAGGGCGGCTGGCTATCAAATGAGTACCAGCGATATGTGAAGCTCGGGACGGCGGATATCGGCTCTGAGGCCTTCGCTAAGGGATGGAATTTCGTATTGCCGGGGGAGAATTGGGGGAATTTGCGGCCTGCTCTAGCAATTACAAATACTTAGCTTGCTAAAATCTGCCTTAGCAGGGGAGCGCCTTCGACCACTCGGCCACCTCTCCGTGCCCCGTCTTCTAAGGATTTCCGCCGATTTGGCAATAGCCTTTATTGCAGAAAGGTGAAGCAATTTGCAGAACGACTCGGGAACGCGCGTGGGGAAGTGGGGGAAAATCGGGGGACGATGTTCTTCTGGTGTTCTATTGCCCACAGTTTTCGACGCCTGTGGATAATGGAAGTAGGAACCCTCTGGTCCCAAACCGAACTCCACGGACACAAAACCCGAGGAATTCGGTCTTTCTTGTTCAGCCTAACCGTGAACGTCTCGGGAACCTGCGGGCTCTACACCCACAGTGCTCCCACACATTCGATCCGAGGGTTGTGGGTATCAGGCGGGGATCAATTCCGCATCGGCAAAGTCAACCGTGACGGTCGCGCTTGCCGCATCAACATGCACCTGGAGATCACACTGAAGGTTCACCACATCGCTTAGAATCGTCATGGGCGGTGTTTCGATGACGCCTTCCCATGCCAGGGCAGGCCAGAGGTAATTGACACTCGATACCGAATAGAATGCTAGGCCGGTTGATGTCGCCGTGTTGATCGAGGCGTTCTGCTGGACAAGTTCAGGTGTTGCGCCGAGAAGTCCCGTATGTGCAACGATCTTCACGCGCATCCGCATCTTGACGATTTCACCGACTGCGTATTTCGCGGACGCAGCGGAAACGGTCTGACGAAGCCGCACGCTGTCTCTGCCGGTTCCGCCCGACGCTGCAACCACGCACCGCTGCCATTCGGTCGAGGCGCCGCCGTCCGCGTCCGTTTCCGTGACCTTGGAGCCTACGATGGTTGCCGTCGAGCCGGTATAGCGCGAGGCGGTCCAGCTTGTCGCGAAATCACCGGACGCGCCGGTTCCATCTGTTCCCGTCGTTCCCGTCAACTTGCCGTTCGTCAGCTTGTTGCCGTTCACGTTTTCGGTGGCGTGGTAGACATCGATCAGCGTTTGATACGACGCAACGCGCGGGGGTAGGATTGGGTCTAGAATTGCCGCGATGACCTTGCCGCCAACATAGCCGAGGCGGGGGACCGGATGCAGCCGGTCATAGGTGAAGCCTTCCGGATTGGCCGCACCACCAAGGGGCTCGCCAGCGGCGCTTGCCGGGTCTGTCACACGGCGCACCAGATCGATAAGGATGATGCTTGGTGCCGTCAGTGCCCACTGGCGAAGCTCTGCATTGATATAGCTCTGCTGATTGCGTGCCGTCGTGCGTTCTGCGCCGGTTGCCAGGGAGTCGTAGGTTCTCGGCATGATCGTGTTGACCAGCGGAATAATGCCGTTATCGCGCAGACGCTCGGAGATCGCGATGATATCGGCAAGGATGAGCGCCGATGCACGCTTCTGAAACACGTCGTTCGTGCCGGCGCTGACAAAGCAGAACTTGACGCCAGCGGCAACAAAGGCGGTAATTGCCGTATCCGTGCGGGCAAGAACTTCGTCTGCACGCTCGCCACCGACGCCATAGTTCAGCACCGGGTCGAAGGCCAGTCGGCCACCAAGCAGCGTGCAAGCCCAGTTCACCATGCCGGATGACGAGGAATACCTCGCTGTTGACGTGTTCGAGGATTGCAACTGCGCGATGCTATCGCCAAGGATGCCGATCAGCGGAACCGTCAGATTGGGACTGATCTTGAGAAACACGCCGTTGAGCGAAGGCCCGCGATCTGCCGGAGTCTCGATATCCGTCTTTGTATTGGTGTTCGCCATTATGGTTTCTCCAGCATGAGGTATTTGCCGTCAAGCGTCAGGTATTTGCCGTCGAGGACGAGGAATGCGAAGCCGGGAGGTGGGCGAAGGCCACCACCGCCGCCGAAGGTGAGACCCAAGCCCAAGCCGAGAGACATAGCCATGTCAGTATCCTTTGATGAGAGGTCAGCGTTCGATGCTGGCAGCGGCGCCGGGGCCGACGCGCTCGAATACGATTTGCCGGAGATTGTCCACCTGGCGCTTGATGTCTACTACGACATCGCGCGTGCCATAGATCGCGCCGGCCTGTTGCCGCAGTTCTTCAATGCGCTGGCTGAGGCTGGCGATTTCATTGTCGCGAGCATGATTCCGCTCACTCCACTCGTTCCGGCCGACTGTGTTTGACCGGATATCGGAGATAGATGCCTCAGTTCGAAGCCTGTCTTCCGCGCCGCGGGCCGTGCGCCACTCCATCTCTTTCTGGGAAACGGACGATTCCGAGAGCCGAACGAATGCCGTCTCAAGTCGTGCCGTGTTGTCCTTGATAGGCTGAAGAGACATGAAGCCGAGGCCGGCGAGGATGGTGACGCCGACGCTGAGAGCGGCCCATATCACAGGCCATTGGGTTCTCGAATTGTTGCGAAGCTCGTTCGAAAGACCGGCAATCGCAGCATTGACCGTCTGGAACCCGGTGTTCATGTTGCTCCGGAGGTCGATGATGTCTTTGCCTTGGTTCTCCACGCGCTCGGAGATGCGGGCGTACTGGGTCGCCGGATCAAAGCCGTTGGTTGCCATATCGTTTGTTCCTGGTTGTGCCATGCGCCCCGTCGTGCCCCTGTCCTATTCCCCAAAATTAACGATTACGGAGCACTAGGCTGGTAATATGTGCCAGCCGTTGCGATGCCCCTGCGTCGCGCGGTTAGGCCGTGTCGCTCTGTTCGCGCAGAGCGGCCGGCCGCTTTTATCTACGAAGCCCCCGTAGAATTGTTTCGCCTGCCTTCCCTATGAAGAGAGACCCGATGATTGCCCCAATCCAAGGATCCAGCGATGGCGGCAGCGCGGCGATGCTCCAGACTTGCGGGAACGCACATGCGCGGCACCACAAGACGGAATACAGACATACTGCGGCAAACCAGAATCCGACCGGGATATAGAACAACAGCGGAGCCCAGCCCCATTGCGAGGTCTGCACCTTGGCTAGCTGCTCGACATAGGCGGAAACCGTCTTGTTGCGGATTTCCTCGCGGGCGGTTTCGTTGTCCACCTTGTTGTCGATGGTCGAGAGGATGCGATCCAGCGGCCCCTTGAGGAACGATAACAGCAACGCCCACATCAGGATCGAACCTTGCGATAGATGCCGTAGACCGTTAGAGCGACGATAAGCACAGCCACAGTCATTCTCGCCCAATCGCCGCTGGATAGCTCGCTCTGCTGCTTTGTCACTGCGTCGATGATGTCAGGCACGGAAGGAGCGATCGAAGTGACAGCGCCGCCCGCGCCAGTGCCGACGATGACAGCCACGTCCTTCTTTGCTACCGTCTTCTGAACAGGGGCGTTTGCCGAGGAAACGTATTCCCCCTTGGCCCACAGGCCAGCTTCAGCCGATCGGCGGTTGACGAGGCCCTTGACCTTCTTGCCGCCCGCGTTCACCCACTTCATGAGTTCGCCTGGAACAGCGTCATAGTCACCGGCATTGAGCTTTTTCAGCAGGGTTGACTTGTGAAGAGCCCCGGTGTTGAAATCGAAGGAGACGAGGACAGCGAATTGATTGTCCGTCAGCTTCACTTTCACAAGCCGTTCAACACGTTCCTCGAATTTGCGCAGATCCGACTTGAGGATTTCTTCCGCTTCAACGTCATTGATCCGCATCCCGGCCTTGACGTAGGGAATGCCAGCCGCGCTCGTATGGCCGTGACCTATGGTGAGCACATTCGCAACATCGCGGTAAGCGACCAATTCAAGCCCCTCCCACTGCTTGATGAGGCGAACGCCTTCCGAGTTTGTCTTTCTTCCCATGCTAATTCTCCATAACTGTATTGCTACCCCGACCACGTCATGGTATGAGTAAGCATGACAAAAAATCCAAGACTTGCTGATTTGAAAGGGCTGAAATTCAGCCGCTGGACTGTTTTAAGCCAGAGCGGAAATACGCCCGGTGGCGCTGCTCTGTGGCTGTGCGCCTGCGACTGCGGTGTAGAACGAAGCGTGATGGGGGCCGACCTCCGAAGAGGAAAGTCGGTGTCTTGCGGGTGTGCGAGGACCGAACGGATTGCATCTCTCAACAAGAGCCACGGATCGACAGGTACACGGCTTTACCAGACATGGAAAAACATGCGCGGGCGCTGCAACAATCCGAAAAGACCAGGATACAAAGACTATGGCGGGCGCGGGATTCGCGTCTGCCAGGAATGGGATGATTTTACATCGTTCAGAGACTGGGCGCTTGCGTCTGGCTACGCTAGCGATCTGACAATTGAACGGGAGGATGTAAATGGCAACTACGAGCCGAATAACTGCACATGGGCTAATTCTGCGGTTCAGAGTGCCAATAGGCGGTTTGTGAGCAAGGCTGATGATGGCGAACTTTGGTTTCACAAGGCTCGCGCCAACGGCATTAGCACAGCGGCATATAGGACTCGGCTATATGAAGGATGGCCTATCGAAGAGGCCGCGACACACCCCATGCACTTACGTCGGGTTGAGCGCAAACGCGATGGCAAAGGGAAGTTCGTCTAGCTTGATATGCGAAAGCCCCGCCGCGTTGATACGTCGTGTCATTTGGGTTGTCCTTTTAGATTTGGGCAATGAAAAAGGCCCCCGAGATGGGAGCCTTGAAATACGCTGCGAATGCTGTCTTGCGCCGAACTACCGCCGCGCGTGCTTGTCGATAAAGATGCAGGAGAAGTCGAGCCGCGAGACGAAAGAATAATCGCGGGAAGTCATGAGCCCATAGATCGGACTGGATAGAACGCTTACCACATCTGGATAGCCGAGCGTTTCGGTGATGATCATCTTCGGCCGGTGCTTTTCGGCCATGCTGCGGATGATCCGATAATCGAGCCCTTCAACGTCGATGCTCATCAGGTCAATGGGCTGCTTGGCGTGGGTTTCGATGATATCGTTGATCGTTCGACATTCGATTGTCTTGCGCTCGACAACCACCTGACCACGGTCAACGTGGGTTTTCACATCCTCGTCGCTCAGGAAGCCGTTCAAGCCGGGATCGGTGAAGATCGTGAACAGCAGTTGCCCCGGCTCATCCGAGACGCCTGCTTCGATATTAGTATCTTCCGGCCGGTGGACCATGAATTCGTTCATGGCGCCAGGCATGGCGTCCACGTTCAGGCCTCTCCACCCCTTCCGGTAAAAATAGGCGGTATTTGATAGATTGAACGGATGATGTGCCCCGATATCGAGATAGTACCCGTTCTCTACCCCCAAAGTGTCGATGAGGATCTTATTGGCGACAATATCTTCGCCCTCCCACGAAAAACATGGCTGCAACGTGTACGCTCCTATTGGGTTGCAAGATGCAACGACACATCGCACACGTCGCAATCAAACGTCAATTGATTATGAAGCGTTCAGCACCGCGTCCACGAACTCGACCACATCTCGGCTAGCAACCGTGAACCGAGCGCCCTTGACCCGCTCTGCGACATAGGCATATTCGGTATCCTCGAATGCCACGTCATCGCCGGCCGCCTCGATCTTGTCCATCGCCTTGATGGCCGTCCGCACCTGATCGATGGTAAAGCCTTCATCCTTGGCATTCGTCTGGCTCAAAAGCGCCCCTAGAATAGCCTTGTATTCCTGGCTTTTCGCAGGGGCGAATTTTACAGTCTTCATCTCGTTCTCCGAAAGGTTAAGATAGCGTGACGCTTCCAGAGCGGACCGTTCCGTCGCTGCCCTTGGCCTTGAACGTCAATTGCGTGTTGCTGGTGAGCTGGAATGTTACCTGCCCATTGTTGGCAGGCGTAACGCTCGACCCCGGGGAGAGAGTCACGTTTCCAGCAAACACGGCTGAGTTGTCATTGATGCCTAGGAAGATTGCCGACGCCGCAAGGAAGTAGTTGTAGACGGCGAAATCATTGCCGGAATTTTTGATCAATCCCCATCGGCCTGTACCGGAGTCGCGGAAATCGATCGCGACCTGTTGCGAAGCTCCGCCACCCGCGTCAAGCGCAATAGACAGCGATTGGTTCGCCCGGTTTCGGATGGGCAGCACCGTTGGGGCGCTGGAATCGCCCCGAATGAAATCCTCGGAAAGCGTCCCTAGTCCCGCAAGGTTGATGATGTTGGCGTGGTCGCCGTCGACTTTCAGGACGTTGGTGGAACTCGACTTGTCGTAGATCGCCGCCGTCTGGAAGGCGTTAACGCTATCAACGCCGCCGCCAGGGTCTTTGTAAAAGGTAATGCCCTGATCAAAGCAACGCGATAGCGCGATACCATTTTGATACCAAGCCGATCCTGTTGTATCGGTGGCGTAGAGCATAATGGCTGTGGTAATGCGACCAATGCTGCCCTGCATCGTTATTTCGAGCGCATTCTTTCTATTGCCGCCGCCGTAAGGATCAGTGACTGTCGCGGCATGGTCTGCGTATGTGTTGATTTCCAAGCCGCAGAGGAATCCATCAGCGAACCCGCCGCCCGTAGAAAGGCCGACGAGCAGGTTCATCCCGTAGAGAGCTGTACGGCTATTGCCATTGATAACGGCGATCGTCGCGCCGACTGCATGGCCGCCGCCTGGCGTAGCGGTCGGGTTGTCGCCAATCCAGATTTGCAGGCCCGCGTTTTCGCCAGTCGGCTCGAAATCACCAGGAGCCGGGTTATTCCAGATGAACAGTGGCCCACGCTCTCCATTCTCGTAAAGGGATATCTGGCTGTCCCACAGAGCGTCCGCGACATGCGCCCCTCTGATAATTGTCGGGCGCACCTGTGCGAGTTCAAGAGTCTGGACGGCATTCACTATCCGTGTGTCGTCACCGGCCGCGACCGTTCCGGCTGTAGTGCCAACATCCAGCGTTGCCGAGTCACCTAGTTCAAGAGTGGCTCTCTGGCCTGATGCATCCGCGTCGTCAACCAACGCGCGACCAGCCGCCGAGAAGTCGGCAAGCGCCCACGTCCCAGCGCCTGTAGCGTAAGGAACCTTGTTAGCCGCGCTGGTGAGCGCCGCAATGGCGGTGAGATCCGCATCATATGCCTGAACGTTCGAACCAATGCCAAGCCCGAGGTTCGTCCGCGCCGTTGCCACGTCCGCGAGATCGGACAGATTGGCGGCTTTGCTGGCCTTGATCTGCAACTGTGCAGGCGTGATGACCTTGCTGTTGATCAGCCCTGCCTCTGCCTCTGCGGTCGAGGCAACCGGGATCGTGAATTCGTGAGTGTGATACGGCACGGCCATAGGTCGTCCTCTTCTTTATAGCAAATTGTCTCGGAGATTTCAGAGATTGCCTGAAGGCGTGCGATTGTCGCTCATGAAGCGCTCTCCATGAGCGCTAGCCTGGCTTCAAGGTTTTGCACCTTGGCAATCAAAAGAGGCACCAACTTGGAGTAATCGACCGACCACATGGCCTCCGGCGTTTCACCTTGAGAAACTGCCTGCGGCATGACGGAATACAGTTCTTGCGCCTTGACGCCGTAGGCTCTTGCTGTCCCCTCGGCATTCCACGCAAAATCATAGACCGCAACCTGATCGACAAGGCTTGGGTCGATCGGCCGGAAGTCATGCTTCATTCTTTCGTCGGAGCTGGTGTTGAAGGCCGTTGAGACGGTGGTTACGGAAATGTTGCCAACGGCAGTCTTGCTCCGCCCGAATTGCATTAGTGCGCCATCACTGGTGTCCCGGTTGTAAAACCCGCTAGCAAGGCCGTCTCGGGAAACCCAGATAATCCCGTTCTTTTGGAAAGACAGCCCAGTCCCTGCGTCATTGATGGCTGTTTTAGTGACCGTCATCCCGTTGGACAGGAAGCCGTCTGCGTTGAACCGAAAATCCTCTCCGCCATCACCAATGGTTAGGGTTGACGCAAAGTTCAGGCTCGTGAGCGTTATCGTGGTAAACCCAGTATACGCTCCACTGATCTGGGCACTTGGCACCGTTCCCGTAGAGAGATCGGAGGCAGACCCAGATGCAGCAATGGCGGCAAGCCCTAGAGCGGTACGGGCTGCGCTTGCCGTTACCCCCCCTGTGCCGCCGCTGGCGATCGCAAGGGCCGTCGAGAACGTCGGTGCAGTCGTGAAGGTGTTCGCCCCGGTGAAATCATTGTCGGCGTCGAGCTGCGGAACGTTCTCGTACCATGTCTTGATCTGCGCCATGACGGTGCGAATGGCGTTATTGATCGAAGACGGCGGGCAACCTTCAGCAATGTTATTGCCACCAACGTCCGTGTTGTCGTTGGCGTCAGTATCCCAATCACCTACACTGTCTTTTGACATGGTTCTTCCTTACGGGGTTTCGAGATCCGTCACGCGAGCCTCAAGGTCGGCAATCGCCTCAGTCAATTCCTTGAGGATGGCCGCAAGCGGGGCGTGCACTTGTTGATTGTTGATGAAAATGACGACGCGGACGCTTTCAGAGTTCGCAATGTCGGAAATGGCCGGCATGTCCATCAGACGGGCCTCCCGCGAAGGCTCTGGAGGAAGTTGCTCAGCGCGTTCGCCTGCTCTGGCGACGGTCCCATAACCTGAACTGGCGCGGCCTGTTGCTGTGGCTGTGCTGCCTGTGCTGCCAGCATGCCGAACACGTCGCCAAGCGATGACGATGACGAGGGCGTGGCGGAAGCCTGGACTCCGGCAGGGATCGCGCTGGAAGGTTGCGGTGAAGGTGCCGAAGCCATCATCGAGCCCATGACGGGCGCCGAATAAGCCTCCTGCCCTTTCGGACCGTCTGCCATGCCGGCGTAAGACTGGGATGGGGCCATATCGCCAAGCAGCGCCATAGCCTTCTCACGATGGCCGGCCATCTGGTTGTTGACCTTATCGGCAACTGTGCCAGGAGCCCCGCCCGCAGCAGCGTCCGATCGATCGTAACGCCCGACGCCGCCCGCGTTGATGGCGCTGTAAACGTCCATCAGCCCCATTCCCGGCTTTACGCCAGTGTCGCGCAGGTATTTGGCAACCGCGCCGTTCTCTCCAAGCTGGGAGCCGACAGGATTTTGCCAATCGACGCCGTATTTCTGAGCCTGCGGTTCACCGAACTGAATAAGCCCCCGATGCTGGCCCCATTTGGTTGTTGGACCGCTCTTTGCCGGGTCGAAAGTGCCGGCCGTCTCATAGGAAATGGCGGTAGCAAGATCGATTGGGCTGATCCCAAGGGCATTTGCCGTCGCGACGATGCCTTGCCGGATGTCTTGAGCCATTGATTACCCCACGGCAAAGAGGCGTGGATTGCGCCACACCTTGAAAAATCAGCGATGTTCAGGTTTAGTTAGCCGATGACGCTAAAGTTCATTCGGAAGAAGCATGCGTGGATTTTGGGTATCGCCATCCTGTGGCAGTTCCATCAACCCTGGGCCGTTTTCTGGGCCTGCTTTTACCTTCTGGGGTATCGAAAGTGGCGATACTAGGCTGTTGAACAGGCCCGGATTGCCTGCGTCGTTCGCAACAGCGAGAGCCAGAACCTTCGCACGGACACCGAGCATGTTGCTGTTTGCCGGCGTTGGTGCCACGGCGACCTTTTCATAAGCCTTCGCCCATTCGGCCAGCTTCTTCGCGGAAGTCGGCTTTGCCATGACGCTCGATAGAACCCGGCTTGATGCAACGCTGCTGATGAGTGTCGTCGGCTCAACCCACAGGCCAAGGGGAATAGCGCCGCCAATCAGGTTTTGCGCGGTCCCAGACGGGTTTGCAAACTGGTTGAGTTGCTTGAACCGGCGCGAGACTGTGGCGATATCCTCAAGCGAAGAAGCTAATTCCTTGTTGCCGTTGCCCTTGAACAACAGCGTCTTGCCATTGTCCGAGAGCTTGCCATAAGCCGTCAGGAAGCGATCCGGCGTGAAATTGCCGTCTGCATCGCGCCCCATCTTTGAAATGACCGCCGAGGAAATCTCGTTCCACGTTTCAGGGCTGACAGCCTTGCGAACGCGCATCAGCGATTGGATATTGGCGCGGGAATTCGAGCCGGCCATAGCCTGGATGCTGGAAAACAGCCCCTCGTCACTCTGCGGGCCAATGATCTTATCGAGGACCTTCTGCTCCGCAATCGTCTTGGCAGCGAAACTGTTGGCTTCCTCAAACGCAGCCAGGCCCTTATCGCCACCGGCAACCTTTGCCGCATTCTTCAGATCATCAGAGAGCGACCCGTAAAGCGCCTTCAGTTCGTCATTTGACGTTCCCTGCGGCGCCAACTGCGGGTTTTTAAGCATCGCACCAACATCGGTGCGCAAGCGCTTGATACCGTTATAGTTTAGACCTTCTGGGCGAGTTATTGCCTCTTTGACAATACCGATCGCTGGGCCTTCAGCCGGAAGTGCGGCGCCTTTTCGATCGTTAAGAACACGGGCTGCAAGGGCTCTGGTTTTGGCGAGAGGAACCGTGACATCCGGCTTAACAAGGTCATCCACCACGGCATATTTTTTGCTCACAAGGTCATCGAGGGTGCTTACAGAATAGTCTTTCACCCCTTGGCGGGCAAGAGCACCAGCCTTCGCGACATCACCGGAGCCAAAACCCTGCTGGACCCGCGTTGCTGCATCGTCAAGCTGATTTATTGCCGTTTCCGAAGCCTTGCGCAGCGGCGTGCCGCCTATCGGGACATTCGTTAGGGCTTTTCCCATCTGCTGGACAGAAATACGATCAGAAGCAGCAGCGCGAGGAAGATCCACTCCAAGACGCTGAGCAGCCAAAGCCGCTTGCTGGCCCTCTCCGAGCGGAGCCGGCTGCGGCGGAACCTTGACAGCGGCTTTTGCGAGGCCGGAGGCGGGTGAGGCGGGGCTTGCCCAGCCGGCGAAGTTGAGACCTTCCTGAATAGCTTCCGGAGTAACACCTTCTGGCCCCATAACCTGCAGTTCGCCGCTCATGGCACGACCGGGAGCGGTTACAGCCTGTGCGCCGCTTTCGAAAAGGCCCTTGAGCAAGCCAGGGACGGCCATGCTGATTTCGCCGGTTGCCTTGTCCTTGCCGAACGGCAGGATTGTGGCACGCTCGAAACCCTGCTCGACGGGCGCCGGCTGTGCCGCCAGGCCGATCTTTGCATTAAAATCGGCTTCCGGCATGTCGCTGTAATATTTCTTGTGCAGCGCACCCGCCAAAGCCTCGTCGCTCATGTCCTGATACTGAGGGTATTTCTGACGGACTTCGGCAATGGTCGGCATTTATCGAATCCCCAGCGGGTCGGCGTTTTGGTCTGGCTGAGCGGCGATGCTCCCACCGCGACCACGCATTGCCGCATCGCCAGCCGCCTTGATTTCGGCTTCGAGCTGATCAAGTTTTGTCTTCAGGCTTTCAGGGCCGTCTGCCAATGTCGGCATATAACGAGCCGTCTTTTCATCGATTTCAACCTGTGTCATGCCGGCGCCAGAGAGAAGGCGCGAAAGCACCTCAACCCCAGACTGGAATTTGCGCTGGATCTCTGCTGGTTTGCCATACCCAGCCCATGCCTGAGCGCGGTCAATTGGGCCGGTCGCTGCCTCAAGATTTTCGGGCTTGCGAAGGAAAGGAAGGTCATTTGAGAGGAAGTTTTCACCCATGCCGACACGCGCAGCCAATTCGCCAGGAACCTGCGTTGCTGGGCCACCGGGAATAGGCTTTACGCCCTTGCTTTGGTCATTAGGGTCAAGCCACTCGTAGCCAGAGGGCAGTTTGACGCCGGTGTTGATATCAATCT